CTACATCCCCAGCACCCCTAATCTCCCCCTTCCCTGATCGACCCCCATCCCCAACCATCCTCCCGCCTGCCCCACTCTCTGCTCCTCGCCCCCCCCCACCCCCCCCTGAGCCCCCCCCCCAGCTGCCATCCCCCCCCCCTCCCTCTCCCATCCCCCCCACCCCGAATCCCCCCCCCCCCTCCACCCCGCCCTACACGCCCCCGCCACACCCCCGCCCGCCCCGGATACCTCCCCCGCTAGCCACTGCTCCCCCCCCCCATTCCACCCACCCAACTCCCCCGCTCCCCACCCCCCACTGGCACTCCCCCCCCCCCCGGCCACGCCGACCCATCCTCCCAAACCAAGGTTTGCGAGAGCCGAAGAAACCGCGGCGGCACCATCGGCCTTAATATCCGCAAACGGATTCTGACGGCTGAGATATTGCTTCCCAAAGCCGGTGGTTAGCTTCGCGAGAAAAGCGGCGATATCACCGTCGTCCAGCACGTCCTGCCCGCTTTTATCGCTGACAAACTGAGCCAGCGCGGCGGCAATAAAGGACGTCTGGCGCAGCGCTTTATTCACCTGAGCGCTGCTGGCCTTGCCCCCGGCAAAACCGCTTAACAGCGCGGGCAAATTTTCCCATTCATTTTGCGGCGTGACGTTGGCGTCAGGCCGGGTTGCAAAAGGTTTAAACTGATTTGTAGCCATTAGAGTTTCCTCTCCCATGCGCCGTCGTCAAAACCGGCGATATAGTGGTTGTTAATATCGAAACCAAAGAATTTGCCGCCCTGCGACGGCGCTTCCACAGAAGGTGTCTGAATGTCTCCCGCCCAGACGCCCGCCGCTTTCACCGTCAGGTAGCCCTGTTTGATGGCCGCGAGAAGCTCGAGAGAAACGTCCGCGATATCCGTCTCCGGCAGAACCCAGACAGAAATAGTCATGTCCTGGTTGTCGACGATTTGCATTCGCAGCCCCGCCCCTGCCGTGGCGGCGTCCAGAATCGCGGGCAGCGAGTCGTTCTGCCCGTCCCAGTTGTTCATCGCGATTTTTGCCTTGAGGATGATGCGGTAGGTTTCATCGCTCAGTGAGGTGTAGCCTGCATCGGGATCGTAAGGTCCCTGCCACACGCCCTGGTCATAGCCCAGTCCGTCGGTGTCCCAGCTAAAATAGACGCCGGCAATCGGCTGGCTAACGACGCGGCTTCGCCCAATCCACCGCCCCAGCGCATCAAGCTGGACTCCAACCGCAGTGTCGATATCAAACGCGTCGATCAGGCTTTCGGTGGTCATTGCGGTTTCAGTGAAAGGACGGGTGCTCAGATCAACATGGGCAAAAAACAGGGGCTTGCTAGCGTGGTAGCTGGTGATACGCCCGGTATATTTACTCATGAGCCCACCGTGATATTGATGTTGTCCACGCTGCAGGAGGCGGCTTCGCTGTAGCCGATATTGACGTTTGCCGCCGCGACCGCAGAGGTGGATTTACCGATCAGCAAGTCAGTGATGTCGTAATACCGCGCTTTCCCGCCGCTGACCACGCCGAGGTTGGCCGGTGAGTAAATGCGGCTCAGCAGCACGCTGTCGCCAATGCCCAGGCCGTTGATATAGTCGGCAATCGCCTGCTTCATCTGCTCGCCGATTTGCGACGTATAGCCTGTGAAAACTTTCAGCCCGATGTCGACGTAAATGGATACATTGCCAGATCGTGAGAAAGCAATGCTGTGGGGATTGCCGTAGAGATCAGGCACCACAATGGACGTTGCGCCAAAGGTTGCCACGCCCTGCCCTTTTTTGCCCCTGATCGTCTGGGCAATTTCCGTCACATCCCCGCCGTCCACAATCGCAGCGATGGAATGCGGAGGCAGGCCATTGGCGTTGACGGCACCGGTATCATTTTCGTAGAGCTTATGCCGGGTTACTCCTGCAATGTTGGCAATAGCCCCCTCGACCGCCTCAAACGGCGTGAGCGCAGGTAAGGCAACGCTCTGCGATTGCCGGATGCGTAATTCGGCATCGGTTTCCGCCGCCACGCCCGGCGTGGCAGCCTGAGGGTTCGTGACCGCAGTCCAGCCACGGGTTGGCGTGCCCATGATGGTAATGGAGCCCGCGGGGGCCGCCATTACGCCGCTGCTGGCACAGGTGGCGGTGGCGATTACCGATCCATCGACACCAATCGATACCCCCTCAGGCAAAAACCACGTCACGCCGCTGTCATCTCTGACAGAACCGCGGGTTATGGTCGTGCCGGGGATGCCCGTCAGCAGTAGGTCGACCGTTGAGTACGTCGCGGCCCGCCGGACAATACCGTTGATCTTAACGTTGCTTGATAACGCCCGCCCCATCGCCGTCGCAGGCGAAAAGCTGTTGTAGGCGGCAATCGCCGCGTTGTTGGCGTCATGAATGGCCAGCGCCACCAGCGAGATGAGCTGCCCGTCTTTACTGTCCGGCTCCAGGTATGCATCGGTGCCGTAGATTTGCCTGAACGCATCCATCAATGCCCCTAACAGGCTTTGATAATCAGGCGCGGTTATCCCCTGGGCCGTTACCGTTGCCGATAACCCCAGCGTTTCAGAATTGAGGGCCATTTATGCCTCGCTGTTTAAAGTGGTGGGACCGTAAACGGTGTCGATGGTGGCGTTGAAGGTTACGGTGCGTTTTTCAGTGCGCGCGGCGCTGACCTCCAGCACGGACTTAACGCCCATGGTCTGGCTGACGCGGTCAATCAGCATTAATACCCAGGTATCATCCTGCTGCTTGCCAAGAACGGACTGGCGGTAAGGTGTCCCGGTCCGGTTGTCCAGAAACCACTCGCCCTGCCACAGCTTGAGCCGGGTACTAACCGCCTGCGCGACGCACTCCGGCGAGTTTTCCAGGAAGGTGTTTTCTCCCTGGCCAAAGGTGTAATCCCCGTCGCCGCTTTCTCTGCGATATTTCATACCGGACCTCCCGTGTTCGCGCCGCCGGACTGTACGCCCGCCGTGTCGGTGCTTCGTCAGGCTTATCCCGCTGGCCGCGACATCTCCGCTCACGGTCACGTTGCCGTTGATATTCACCTCGCCGGTCAGATCACCCCTGCCCGCCGCCGTCGCCGCGCCTCCCCCGCGCCGCGCCGCGCGCTGCCCTGCCGTGCCTGCCTCCACCCCCCTCAACCCCCCCCCCGCCCTCCCCGCCCCGCCGCCCACCCGCCGCGCCGCTCCCCCCGCTCCTTTTCCCCCCCCCCCCCCGGCCGGGCAGCACGAAGGCATCCGACAACGAGTGCTGGCGGGCATCGACCGGCTCCTGAATACCTCCGCTTTGCCACCAAAAATCGATGGCGCGATCGGCAAAAATGACCAGGCATTCGTCTCCCTTTTTAAGCGGGAAGGTCAGCGAACAGCCGCCACCGTGAGGGAAAACAACCGGCACATCCACCAGCAGCGGGTAATTGACCGGAGACACAGATCCGTCGCTGGCAAACTGCGTGCCTCTGATCGCTGGCGCCACTTCGCAGGTAACTGAAACGGGGTCGAAAAGACTGAATAATGCCGGGTAACGCGACCCGAAGATCGTTGCTTAATGCGGCCCGGCTGGCCGCAAGCGTATCGGCCAGCTCACCGCTGAGAGCCGAAGTCGTCAGAGCCATGATTCCTCCAGGGATAAAAAAACCCGCAAAGGCGGGTCTGGCTTTTATTTATTAGAGGCGGAATTTTTTTGCCACGCCTCCTCCACATCCTTAACGTACTGGCCTGCCGGGAAGCACATCATGGTCATATACCATTGATCCCCCCGGGTATCCCCGTTGTAGGTAATGCCATAAATATCGTACACGCCGTCCGGCGAGGGCCGGATATAGTCATCCTTAGCAAGTAACTCAGGCTTATAGAGCGTGTTTTGATCTAACTTCACCTGGCCGTGGAGCAGAAGGGTCGGGTTAATCAGACATTTCAGGGTTACACCCGCATTGGTTGACGTTTGCGGCCGCCCAATCAGGCCGCTCTCTGGCTGTTAAGACTCACCGGCGGGTGTGCTTTTTCAGCCGCGCTGTAATAGTCGAGCCTGTCATTCGACAGCTTCCAGGTGGCCTTGCACAGCTTACCGATTTGATCGAGATAGCTGCTGACCTTGCCGTGGAAGGTATACCCTCTGGGAAACTTCGTTTCGGGAAAAGGCGGCAGCCTTCCGGGCATAATTCCAAAAGGTTTCAGCGCTCCTGCCGCGAGCTGATACATGTCGTGTACCGTGTAGCCTTTAGCAAGCGTGGCGCTAAGTACTGCGGACATCAGCGCCTCATGGCCATCAATGGCCTGAATTAAAATCCAGTCATCAGGGGTATCCTCGCGCCCCGTCATCCAGATGCGAATGTCACCGCTGAAGATCACCCCAAAGTTCATGCCGTCTCGCGGCCCCCATTCGACCGGTTCGACAACCCTGATTTTTCCCACTTCACTGTTGCTTACCACCGGCTCTAATCCGTTGTAGCCCGCGATCAGCCGGATTTTGCTGTACTCCTTTTGGGCAATACGATTCACGTTGTCTGGCGCAAGGTTGTAGATTTTTACCTCGGCCGTTTTGGGTGAACTGCCGGCATGCCAGTCGATTTTAAACGTCACCTTAAAGCCAGAGAGCGCAATACCACTGCCGTCTTCCTTCAGAAGCTGAAGCTCAAAGTGGCGGGACCAGTTATCACTCATCTCACCCTCCTTAATCTGCCGTCACGAAGTAGAGATGGCTGCCGCGCCCGAGATCGGTTTTGCTCGGATAATCCTGAGCCTCATTGTCACAGCCGATCCATAGTCCTCCGCCAAATCCAAGCCAGACATAAGGCGCCAATAAATTGGCCCCGGCCACCAGCGGGATCCCGTTCACAATGGGCTGGTTGTCCGCATCGAGAATATCCAGGATCCAGCCAGCGGCATCCCGATATAGCAGCCGCATGCGCAGGGTCAGCCCGGCAAGTTGGATCGTAAATACCTGGTTATCCGCGCTGAGGGGAATTTCTGCAATTGACATGGTCTCTCCTCATTTTTTTTCAGGCTGAAGTGGCGTAATTTTGCTCGCCCCCATGGGGGTGGTAACCACTTTTTCGCCCTTATCGCCGACCGAAGTCGTCGTTACCCCTTCATCCATCGCCGTTTTAGGTGCTGCAGGGCGTGCTTCCGTGGCCGTCATTAATGCTTCTGCCAGCACCAGCTTGCAGCCAAGGATGTTTTCCGATTTGGCGCCGGTCGTCACCGTCAACGTTTTGAGCAGCATATTGTCGTAGGAGCGGCGGCGGGTGATGACCCTAAAGGGTTCTGCTTTTTTCTGTAGATCAAGCAGTTGCTGGTAAATTTGTGCCGGACTGGGGCCCGCGTTTAGCCAGGAACCGAGCGCGGTCGTATCGGCAAAATCAACCAGTGAACCGCCGGCTTTAAAGAAGCAATCAATGATTAACTCGCCGGGCTCGACCCAGGCATGGTCGCTGATGTTCGGGCCAAACTCGACGGGATGTAAGGCAATTTTCAGCGTGTCCGTATGGAGTTCGCTGACCACTACATCCGGCACCAGAAAACCTGAGAGGCTCGTGCGCGGCTGAAAGTAAGCACCAAAAATATCCATTAGCTCATCCTCCTGTCATACTGCTGCGCCAGCTGAGAATGAACGTTGAACAAGCGCTGAGATGTCTCGGTCGCCGCCAGACGAGGTTCAGACACGCCATTAACGACGATATGGGTATTACTGTTAATCGTGGGGGAATGCGTAGTGCTGTTGCTCGCCGTGTAGAAATCGCTCGAAGTCGCCAGGCGTTCATTGCTGGCAGCACCCGCGGGAAGCAGCATGGTGGCCGGATCCGACTGGCTCAGATTGTTGACCGCATTTGATAACTTTCCGCCTGTTCCCTTTTCTTCATCCCCAGTAAGCCAGCCCTGGAATGTTCTCCATCCCTCAGAGAGTTTTTCTTTAACGATTCCTGCGGCACCATCCGCAATTTTGCTCGCTGGCGTCTGAAACAGTCCGTTTGCAACCAATGACTTGCCGATATTAGCTGCTTCTGCCCAGTTTCCCTCTTTTAGCGCATTGATAAGATTCCCAATCAGTTTTAGCGTGGCACCCAACTGATTAAAGTTGTCCAGAAGTCCCTTGAAGATGGTGCTAATAGACCACTTGCTAAAATCGATGCCCAGCAGGCTGCCAATATCAACAATAAGATCTTTTATGGTTTTCGCGAGGCTGCCGATCGTATCCGCAGCCATTTCAATAACCGGTCCCCACTCCCCCCAGTCAATAAAGCTCTCTTCCCCGACTTTCCATTTCTGGTAGTCGTTATAAAGCAGGCCAATGGCCGCAGCCAGCGAGAGGATAATGCCGATAGGGGAAGCAATAAATGCGCTGTTCAAGACCAGCCAGGCGGCAGTTAGCCCAGCTAAACCGCCTATTAAGCCCTGAGAACCTTCGTCAAGGCGATCCCACCAGGCCATCACGTCGATAACCCAGTCGATGGTGCCGCTCAGCGCATCAACGAAAATATCAGCAAATCTTTCAACGACGCCGCCAACTTTGTCCAACACTCGTTCAATTTGTGGCGCTTTAACCAGCATTTTTTCGGCTAGTCTCTCGACAGGCTCAGCCAATTTCTCTGCCAGATCGCCACCTGATTTTGCCGCTAACAATTCAAACACGAAGTCCGCTTTACGCCAGGACTGCATAAATTTTTCGGACTGAGCGGCACTTTGCTCTGCGCTGCCGCCTATTCGCAGGGATAGGTCCTGATACTCTTCGGCAAATTGACCTAATCCGCGCTGCATCGCATGCAACGTGTCATCATCAATACCCAGATTCAATGCATAGAAATCAGCGCTGTCTCTGTTCACTGCACCTAAAGAACGGGCAACCTGCGCGAAAATATCGGCGTTATCACGTTTTAAACCGGCGTCGTCATGTGTTTTCACGCCGAGACTTTTCAAAAGGCTCTCGTGCAACGAGTCACCGTTCACATACTCACTGACGTTTTTGATCGACTTTTGCAGGGCACCCATGTCTGCACCTGACTGACTGGCGCCGTATTGCAGTGCCTTGTAAGCCTCTAAATCAGCGTTCAGAGATTGGGCGGCCTGTGCATCCTTCTCAATGCCAGACAGCCGCGTTTCAAACCAGGATCCCGCCGTTGTTAGCGGAGACAGCACCCGATTACTGAAGCTTTCGAAGCTTTTGGTGAGTTTTTCAAAATCAACTTTTGCCGTCTCTTCTTTTCCCTTTTTCAGCGTTTTATCCAGCTCCCCAAAAGCAGCGTTGATTCGCGAGCCAAGATCTTCTTGATAAAAAAAATCTGGAATCGGGACGTAAGGAACAAGCTGTGTGCTAGCGCTCATTTTCCTCTCTCCAGCGTGCGACACAGGCCTTATTCTCGGCCTGTATCTCAAGGTAATCATTCATCAGCGCAATGTCGTAGAGATCCACCGCGCCGCTTTTTAGATCCAGCCAGCTGAGGCCGAAGATCTCCGCCGGGCGAAGAATGTAATCCTCCCCGCCCGGCAGCGTCTCCAGTATCAGGCCCCCGACGGGGCCGGGTTTTCGCTGCCGGGGAGTTCTTGCAAAAAATTTCCCAGCGAGTCGGCCACCACCCGGGCCACCAGCTGCAGCAGCGTCATCAGGTCGATATCGTCGAAGGACAACGCGCCCTGACTAAATACAGGCACCCAGCCCTTCATGTGCTCGCGCGTCACGACCGAGAGACACGGATACAGAATGGTGTTGCAATCCTCATCGCTGAGGTCGGCAAGGGTACGGGCAATTTTTGGCAGCACGGTTTCGAGGGCGTTTCCGCCCTCCTTCCCCTGCAAACTGCGAAAATCACCCACAACGCCCGCCAGAACCGGCAGCAGCTTGCGCGCCACGCTAAGCTGCTCAAAAACGCCGAGCTTGCCGATGCGGTAGTTCACCGCTTTCAGGGTAATTTCCATGGCTTAGAACTCCCCGAGCAGTTGATCAATTTTTCCGCAGTCAAACTTCCAGTCCATGGTGCCCGCATCTTTACCGTTGGCATTGGCCGGTAGCTGAGAAAATGCCACGTCACGAGCCGTGACCAGATCGCCGGAGGCAGTATTGCGCACGACAATCGTGTTCTTCCCCCACAATGCCGAGGAGAGCGTTTGGGCGTTGTAGGCCAGCATCAGCTTTTTGTTTACCGGAGAGGTTTTCATCAGCGTCACGGTGATGGAGCCGTTTTTGGCCGGAGAGAGGTTATGCATCACTTCACCGTCAATGCCGACGGTCATGGTGTTTTTTGTGGCAGCCATTTCCACTTTGATCCCGGTGTCACCGTTCGCGCTGCCCGCGCCCAAATCAATCACGCCGGTTGGCCCCACCAGAGAGGCCGTAACATCCATAAAAGAATAAGTACCCATTTAAATCTCCTTAACGAACAACATTGATTTCGACGTCGGCAAAGTGCACGGCACCCGCCAGTTTGCAGGCCACCTGAATCACCGGCGCCTTACGCGCTTCGCGATCCGACTGCGCCTGGGTGGCTACCGCCGGAGCGTAGACGTAGTAGCCTTTCGTCAGCGTGTCGCCGGAGGCAAGTTGGCCAATATCAGAACCACCCCAGACGCCCGGGGCCACCAGGCCATTGGTGACTGCCTGAGCCATGGAGTGCTCGACGTTGCTCAGCAGACGGGTAACCCCGGCATCGGTTTGCGGGATTTTGGTGGGGCTGGTGTAAAGCAGGTTGTAGAGATTGGTCTGCACATAATTTTGCAGCCAGTCCAGGCCGTGGCGCTCATCAATAAAGCTGCCGTTGCTCATCACGCCTTCCTGAATAATGGCGGTGTCGTTGTTGTAGTTCACAAAGACGTTGGCATTTTTCGCGGACAGAGCGTTGATTTGCGTTTGGGTCAGCGTTTCTGCGGCAATACCCGGCTCCTGCTTGAATTTCAGGGTAATGGTGGTGTTATTGCCGTTAAAGTTAACGGTAAACGCACGGCCAAACAGGGAGGCGGCCGCAAACGGCGTGGCGCTGGAGTACTGACCAAAAGTGCGAGCGAACTTAGCCGCTTTCAGCTTGCTGAAGATATCGGTGCTGTCGTTGGCATCCAGCACTTTAGAGCTGGCAGAAGTATGGCCAAAGATACGAGAAACGCCGTCACCTTCAATGACCGCTGCCACGGCCAGCACGGCTTCATCGGCAATTGTGTCGTCGGCAATCACCAGGCCATACCAGTCGGTCGAGTGTGCACTCAGCGCGGAGACGCATTCGGCGATGGTTTCCCCGGCTTTGCCCTCGATCCCTTCTTTAACCCAGCGCCCGATATACAGGTCGGCGGGCTGCGGGGACTGCTGGTAGTAGAGGCTGGCGGCTTTGTATTCCGGGGCTTCCAGGCCAAAATCGGCAGCCACGCCGCTCAGGCTGGAATAAGCGCGCATACGCTCTTTGGCGTCAATAACGTTGCTCGCGCCTACGACCAGCAGCGCACCATAGTTACGGGACTGCGCCGCTCGTGGCGCCATATTCACTGTCACGCTGACAATGTTAGATACAGGTAAACCCTGTGACATAGCTTACTCTCCAATGATTTTTACTGCGGATGAAAGGATGGAACGAATACCGTAGCGCCGCGCAATACTGCGCTTGAGCGCCACGGTGAGGGTGTAGCGGCGTAGCCACTGGTTATTAATAAATTCAGGGTCCGGTGTGATGTCACCGCACTGCAGAAACGTCAGACCTAGCCGGTTCAGCTCGGCGTTGTTTTGCGGCACGCTCAGGCCATCCCGAAAAAGAGCGGCAACCGCCTGAGCGCCCGGGCCATAAAAGCCGCAGGTCACGTCAACGGACTCGATGCTCTGAAGCACGCTTTGGTCGTTGTCCTGCGAGTGGAAGAAAGGCGTTTCCGACTGCTTCACATTGATAAAAAAGTCACACCAGGTAATGCCGGCTTCCGGCGTGGCGGGCGGCGGATCGCTCCATTTCGCCATCACCATTTCCGGTGGCAGCCCCGATACGCCGACTATCCAGCCACTAAGATCCGCATCAAGGGCATCGTCGTAATGTGGCGATGCCCCCAGCGGCGTCAGAAAGCCCGGACGCGTGGTGTCATTCATTGATTTCTCCAAAGAAAAACCGCCCGAAGGCGGTTGAGGTTGCTGACAAAGAGGGAAAAAGCGTGGTTTTTCCTTCTTTGTGGTTATCAGCCGAAAATCAATGAATTGATTTTCATGTTTTTTAACCAGCCATCTGGCATGTCTTCTATTGCCAGAGGTTTGTCAGCAGTCTGAACCGCCCGAAGGCGGTTCAGATAAGGCTTACAGCCCTTTGGCCTGCAGACGAGCAACGTGATCGACGTACAGCTTTACCGGGTCGCTGTTGCTGGCCACCACGCCGGCAAGCTGGTTGATGGCATCGACGTGATCCATCGAATAGTCGGAGCCAATCACCTTGCCCAGATGGCTGCTGTAGCGACCTACCAGGCCATCGTTCTGGAAGCGCTCGTTGGTGAACAGGATGGAAAACGCCAGCATGGCCACATGCAGCGGATCGAGGTTGTTCGCCCCCTGGTTCAGCGGGTTGTAGTCGATAATCCCGCTCCACGAGTAGTAGTACACGCCGTTATCCAGCTCTTTGCCCTGGCCGCCCCACTGCGCAGGTAGCCCCTGCGGATACTTCTTGTTAAAGGCGGCCACGCCTTCGCTGGTCAATGCATCCAGGGCATCCACGCCGGATTGAGGCAGCCGGGGCGCACCGGCCAGGGCGGAAAGCAGCTGGCCGAAGGCCGACAGTGCCGCATTGGCGATAGACTCCGGCAGGCGTCCTGGCTTCAGCGCCAGGCGAACCAGATCGGCCACTTCTGAGCCGTGGTTAACGCCGTTTACGGAGGTGACCGAGGCAATAAGTTCGGGATGGGTCGCCGCCGCATAACGACAGGCCAGTGGCCCCTGACTGTGGCCAATCAGGTTAACTTTCGCCGCCCCCGTTTCGGCCAGGACTTTACGCACAAATTCCAGCAGCTGCTCGCCGCGCATTTCATTGCTGTTTAGCGCGGAAATCGTGGCGATGTAGACCTTAGCCCCGGCTTTCTCCAGCGCCTCTTTGATGCCGTAGAAATAGGGATAGATCCCGCCAATTTTGTCGAAACCAAACAGACCGTGGACCAGAACAATCGGATACTTCAGGGATGTAGACATAGGAATGACCTCTTTGACGTAGGAATAAAAAAGCCTCGCTTAGCGAGGCTTCAGGGGCTCGGTCATCCACTGGCGAAAGTAGAAAAGCCAGGGATCACCAATAAAAAGGAAAATCAATTTGTTGATTTTCGACAACTCAACTAAAAAGAGGGGAGAAACCACGTTTTTACCCTCTTTTTCATCAAGTAAGCCTCGCTTAGCGGGGCTTCAGGGGTTAATAAGACACTGATTGCGGATGTACTCCTGCAGCCCCGCTAGCTGCTTGTTGCTTATTTCAATTCGCTCCCGGAGACGGAAATAATCCCGTTGAGCGGCGTCAGTAAGTCCGGGGGCGGCTGCATCATCCAGCCCGGTGGCGGAGGTGGAGCCAGGCACTGCTTTGCAGGTGGCGCTGACGCGCAGCCGCTGAGTACCAGCAGCCACATCACGCTGCAGGTTTTCAATGGTGAGCCGGGCATGGGTTAACTCCTCGCTGTAGTGGGCATCCAGTTCGGCTATGGCCTGTTGGCGCCGGACAAGGTCTTGCAGCTCGTGCTTTTGCTGATCCAGCTGCTGTATAGCTGACTCAGCCCTCTGTTTTTGAACGGCATAGCGCTGGTTGAACCACCAGTTGCTGGCGATAAGCAGCGCCAATGCTGTCAGCATAAATGAGGTCAGAAGCTTCATTTCTCAGGCTCCGGCCAGGTGCAAAGCTGGTACTCCACCTCGCGGCGGTTGATAAGCCCCTGCCATGGTTTCCCGCCAGCCCAGATCCATTTTTTCAGGCCCGCGCAGGCCTGTTCGTAATCGCCGGCATTTAACGTTCTTAGCACGGAGGAGCGTAAAAAAGCGGCTGTGCCAACGTTGTAGGTAAAGCTTATCAACGCTGCACGTTGGTACTCACTAACCGGGACGGTCACCGCCCTTGAGACCACCTGAGCCGCAGGACGGAGATCCTGGTCAAGCCAGCGCCTGCACTCAGACAGGGTGTAAGTTTTATCGGGGATAATGTCTTGCCCGGTATGGCCGTAACAGACGGTCAGCACCCCGGCGACATCGTAATACGGGGTGTAGCTCACGCCTTCCAGCTCGGGCAGTAGCGTGCCTGCAATAGTCAGAGCGCCCGCCCCTGACAATCCGACTAACGTTTTTCTGAGTCCGGGAGAAAGCGCCATCAGTTACCTGCCTTTTTCAGTACCTCGCTGACTGCCCTGATAATCTCAATCTGCTCGGCTCGGTTTAGGGTTTGCAAGTCATCCACCAGCGTCTGGAGGATGCGGGTGCGCTTTTGGTCTTCGAGGTGCTGTCGGTGGGCATCCAGCCTGCCGCCCAGCCACGAAGCCAGTGAAATCAGTACGCTAAGCAGTCCGAATATCATGTAGACCATATCCTGTGTCGTGATACCCAGACCGGCGGCAAGCGCCGCCAGCCACGCAAAAGACTGCGTGACCAGATTTGCGGGTTGGTCGTGCATGGAAGAACCTTCGGTTAGGGTGTCGAACTGCCGTTGGGGTAAAGAAGCGGTGTTAAATCAGCGGAATAGAGTTTCCGCGTCGGGTTTGCTTGCCGGTTGCTTCCGGTAAGCCGGATTCGTTTCGCGGCGCGGTCTGATAAACGCTTTTTTGCCTGGCGTCTAACTTCTGGCGCAGCCGCTGATGATGTTCTGCCTGCTGGATGATTTGCAGGCCATAGATGTTTATGACCTCCAGCGCCTTGTCGGGCCGATGCCCGGGCTTGCGGGCCAGTGAGAGAATAGGCCGTGCGTCGGGTTTGGCTCTTACCCCAACTAACAGCGGGTTGGCCGCTTTCCAGATTGCCTGCTTAGCCTCCCGGCGCTGGCGGCGACGTGCCTGTGCGTCCATACAACCTCCTGTCAATCAACTTTGGTGATATCTCTCTGATATCCCAAAGCTTCTTGCTTTGGTGTATGTGCCCTTTTTTAGGGCCTGATGTTAATGAGCGTTCACTTGCCTTGTGAATCGGTGCGTCCTGCCGATGAATTGATATTGAACCGATAGTACAAAATCGTCAAGGACCAAAAGTACGAAATATTTCAAAAAAGTTCGAAATGATGATTAATCATTGATTATTAATATTATTTTTTTAGATAAGTTAGTTCGAGTTGCAGCCTGGCGGCAAGGGAGTTAGCCTCAGGAGCTTACCTGGGTAAGTCACTGAGGCTGGAGAGTGCAGCCAACACAGCTGCAGCTTGAAGGATGAGTTATCTCAGGCGTGGCGGCGAATAGAGTGGCTATACATCACCCGGCCAATAATTTTGAGGTGCTGTTCGTTTTCTTCGCTAATGCGCCAGTCGGCATATTTGGGGTTGTCCGAACGCACCAGCAGGCAGTCGTGGGTCATTTGCAGGCGCTTCACCAGCAGTTGCCCTTTGTAGAGAAACACGTAGATGCCGTCCCCGTCGAAATAATCTTTGCCGATATCCACAAAGATATAGTCACCCAGTTCAATGGTGCCGGACATGCTGTCGCCGGTGACGGTAATGACTTTTATCGTTGAAGCCGGGCGGTGGCCGAACAACTCCAGCGCTTCCTGACTGTCGTAAACAATATGGTTAATGGTTTCGGTCACTTCGCTGGAAACCAGCCGCCCCGGCCCCGCGCTGGCCTCAATATCCAGTACGTCAATACGGAAGCCCTGCTCTTCGCGCGGCTGGAAAGGATAAATGGCCGCATCTTCATGGCCGGCTGCACCCTCGCGCCCTTCGCTTTGATAGCCTGTTTCGCTGCCGTGCTGAAGCCAGAGCGCGTCGGCCCGAAGAAACGTCGCCAGCTCGTACATTTTGTCCTGCCGGGGGATCGCTTCGGCGTTAAGCCACTTGCTGACGGCCTTGGAGGAAACGCCCAGCGCGCGCGCTATCGCCATGCCGCGCCCAAACTCATCGAGGCTTGCTTCGCTGCAGGCCTGCGCCAGCCTGCGGGAAAAGGCTTCGCGCAGTTGTTCTCTCTGTACCATAAGTACGATCCCACCGTGTTTTTCGTGACCAATAGTTCAATGATAACACGTACTGAAAGTACACAAAGCACAAAACTTAAAGGCGCAGTATCATTGGGGATGATCTGCTTTTGTGGTAAAGTGCGCGCCATCGAAACGTCCCTGCTGTAGCCGTTATCTTTAATCAGATTTAATACTGGTTAAATATACATGCTTTTGCAATGTTTCGGGCGCGAAATATGAATATATCTTTTAGCACGGTGGGTGCAGGTAACAGGTTGAAATGGCGTTATTAATTACGAAGAAGTGCATCAACTGCGATATGTGCGAACCGGAGTGCCCGAACCAGGCCATCTCCATGGGGGATGCTATCTACCAGATCGACACCGACCGCTGCACGGAATGCGTTGGCCATTACGAAACCCCGACCTGCCAGAAAGTTTGCCCGATCCCCAGCACGATTATTAGTGACCCGGCGCACATTGAGAGTGAAGAGCAGCTGTGGGATAAGTTTGTGCTGCTCCACCATGCGGATAAACTTTAG